CCTCTGAAACATCGGTACCTGTGTACCATGTCGATAGGAGTTCTTGTATCGGTCGTGGTGGCTGAGGTGATGACAAGCCTGATAATTCTGTCGGTATACTGTTAAGTATCATCAAGAATCGAAGAGATTCTTCGTCAATTAGCCCCCCGATCCATGCTAATAGTTGACCGTGGGGTAGGACTAAACCTCTCTTTGCTATATCTTCCTGCAGTTGAGTTGCTATTCGACCGTTCATTGTTGTCTTTGTTAAAGTCTTTACGTTCAGTGCTGATATCTCTACCCCATCTACAAATATTCTCTTAGCAATCTCCGCCGATCCTACTGCGTTTGGTATTGGCTCTATAGACTTAGCTTGGTTGATTTCAACGCCCAGCCAGTTCATGATCACTTTGTAGGCTGAGGCCACTGGGGATGAGTTTATCACTATGTCGTCACCAAGGACAGCGTAATCCTCAAAGCCTATAGTGTTGGTGTTAAGGGCAGCACTTTGGACGATGACATGGTGCGTTAATGCCAACATTGCCCATGAAGATCTAAAGCCCATCGGTTGTCCAACACAGTAACGTATTGAGTTTCCCTCTGGAGTAGTGAAATCGCGTTCAACTAGTATAGACCCCCATAGGTTAGCTATCTCTTGACCAAGCAGTGATGCTAGCACTTGTTTCTGGAATGTCAATGGTAATCGGTCTGTTGCTGCTGTTAAATCTAACGAGTGTAAATGTTCACCTGAGCCTCTACTCATTGAACGTACTCTCTCTGCTAGTGCATCTTGATTAAATGTTCCATCAGTAGGGATCAAGCGAAGGAAATGAAAGATTGTATTATGTAGAGGAGTCAGAAGGATCTGAGACCAGTAATCGCCGATAGCTACTATTCTGACCTTTCCTCCCCATTCTTCGAAATGGTGAATTCGGCCATTTGATAACATATGATCACTAGTTATGTCATAAGTCGGTAGTGAAACTGTACCTAACATATCCTGTATAAAGCGTGTCATAGAAGACTTCTCTGCAAAAGCTTGTAAGTGGCCATAGAAATCAGTATTTGCCATGTTCGCTCTAGCATCAGTGTGTGCTGTCCACGAAGCCTGGCCGTTTGGCCCTGCAGTAGACATTATTTCATGACCTTGGAGTCTACATTGGCGTTTATATTCTGCTTTGAATGCTTCACTTGTGATACCGATTTGTTTCAAGGCCTCCGATATAGATGGAACCGGTGAGTCACCAGTCATTGCATCGGGAGTTAAAGGTGACGTTATTGTCGAGTAGTTCGGTTCTCCTGGTATTGACATTACCCGATCAAGGGATAACAAGCAAAATACAACTGAATCGAAGATATGTAGAGATGAAGGGTTTAAGGAATCTTTTATCTCTTCTCTGAAATCAACAATCTCAGCAAGAACACCTAATTTGAAAGTTGGGTCGAGTACATTCCCACTTGTATTTAGCATAGCGGAGGCTTTTCCAGCTCTTAGGTAATTAACCCAGAAGCGACGTGATAACTTAAAAGCATCAGCTAGACGTTCAGGTTCACCGTACAAGAATGTTGTTACTCGGTTAAAGAGGGAAGTCATTAGAGAGACTAACTTTTGTGCATAAGAAACAGAAGCAAGTTGAAGAAGTAAAGATAGGGCTGTGAAGACAGAATCGAATCTTTTCTGGGTAGTTGGTCGAGGTGCTGGTGCAGGCCCCGTTAGGAAAGGTATTAGCTTTCTCATATTGACAGATAGTTGACAGTTTGCTTCTGGTTATCACTTAAGATAGGTGTTTTCCATCTCCTTAGGTCCTAATAAACTCTCCATGAGATCGAGTGGTATGGGGGGCCTTTTATACCCATGCCCAGGGGAACAGAAGAACCTTCTGCCGCCTCATCTTATCGTGAAAGGTTACCTAGTGTTATGCCAGTCTCGCCTCTACTTTAAGTGTCAACGAGGTATCTACGAAAGTGGGAATTTGTAACTGAAAGCAGTATCAATGTGCCACGATAAGCTGTACCAATCACTATGATGAAACAAAGTGTAGTGAGACTCACCGAAATCTTCCACCGTGAAACTCCCAGGAGTCGAGCCGAGGCTTCTGTCGAGGGTTGACTCGATGGATAGATTATAGAGGTTTAGCCCAGGTGGTCCACGGACAAGACTTTCAGCTTCAAATAAATTGAAATAGTATATATGATCCCCCACCCTTAATGTGTGAACATAATCACCTTCGATAATAGAGAACACATCATCAGGTAAAGTATATTCAACTGGTAGCAAATTGAACCATGAGAGTAGCATCGCTACGTTCCAGGAGTCCCCGTGTGTAAAGGTATGATAATAAGTGTAAAACCACTCATTCAATATTGACGTTATAAGGTCTGTAAAGAACATTGTCACTTTCTAGTTTAGAACCCTGAGATGAAGAGTTAGACCCCTCCGCCCCACTACAACTTTGTAAGAGCCATAGGTAAAGATCTCCCTAGTAGTTGTACTATTCTTGTAAGTCGTGTAACAGTATAATGGTAATATGTAGGAAAAGGGTAACAGTGAAGCAAATCCACCACACCGAGATGCCCTACAGTACAGTCGGTTGGCGGGATGTTATGATGTTTACGGCAGTTGCTCTTGCATCCACCCCTCGCATGGTGACTACGACTTCAACTGCTCGGATATACTGGTGGTTTGTCTATTAAGTAATATTAATGTTAAGGGAACATGGTGATAAAGAAAATACTAATGGACTCTATATATACTTGGCTGGTATATATAGGGTAAATCATAGCATATATTGCTATTGCCAGTAGTGTATATATACTATGTCTGCCGTTTGCTGAGGCTCTATAACGGTCTGTAGTTGCATACTCGCCCACCTTAGCCTTCGGGGTTGGCTATTCCCCGC